GCCAGCTATATAAGGTGACTTCGCCCAGTCACGTCTCTGTTGCTTGTTGCCAGGTTGAAGCCCATTAGAAAGAACTTCATAGCCACCAGCGCCTACGACTTGTAGTCCTGGAGGTGTGATCGTCAAAGTAATAGCCATTAGCGCGGCCCCGTTATCGCATCAGGCCTAGGAGCTGCCTTCTTAGGTGCTGCTGGCTGAGCCGCTCCCTTTGCCCTGTTGTTGAGAGTTGCATTCTGTTGAATCTGGGTCATGAGGTCATCCCAGTCTTCGACGTAGATGTTGTTGCCTGTCACTTCGTAGGAAGTCATCTCTGCGTAGCCACCCTGTGGTGCACCGAAGATGGCAGCGCCCGCAAAGGCTGTACGGCTAACTAGATCTTCACTAACAGTATCTTCGTCACCCTTATCAAACGGGTTCCCACCTGGGATACCTGCCCATGCAAAGTCAGACGTGACAAAGTCTTCAGCGAAACCTAGAGCGTCACCAAGTACAGGGATGTCCTTGATCGAAGACCAGACACCTCCGAGGATCTGCTTGCCAATCTCGACACCGATGTTGAAGAGGTCAACAGCTCGATCCACAACCCATTGGGCCATCGCCTTGCCAAAGTCGTCCATCGCCCTATAGACATCTTCAGCTGAGTCATCAAGCCAACCGAAGAGAGCCTTAAACATATCTCCAGCCATGCGGTCAAGCATAGGCAGGCCCTCTTCCCTGAGCCAGGTATCAGCCTTGGCTAGACCTTCCTTAAGTGCTGTAGGAAACTCGTCCCAGCCTCGTCCAAGGTTCTCAAGGAACTTATCCCAGCCAACCTGGAAGTCTTGCCAGCCCTGATTGAACTCTTCCTTCATGACAGTCCAGATCATGCTAACGACACCACGCCAGCCACCTTCGTCGAAGGCGTCCTTGATCCTCTGAAGTCCCTGCCAGATGCCATCGACGAAGTTCCTGAACTCTTCTGAGTTCTGGTACAGAAGATAAAAACCTGCTGCGAACAAAGCTATGGCAGCAATGACTCCTGCAATGATACCGGCGAGAGGAAGAAGTCCAATATTGAGCATTGCCAGTACGCCGCCAACGATTAACATAGCACCAGCAAGAGTCAATAGAACGCCAGCAAAGAGTAGGAATGCTGCCACTCCTAGAGAGATGTACACAATCATCTTCTTGACTTCTGGGTCAAGCTCTCTGAACCATCTCAGAACCCTAGTACCGACTTCGACAAGTTTCAAGAAGATTGGAATGACAATGTCACCAACCTCTGTCTTGAAAATCTTCCAGTTGTTCTTCAACAACTCCAACTTTGCTGAACCCTGATCAGCCATGATGTCATAGGCATCAAGAGCGGCACCACTAGCCGTCTCCATGAAATTAACGTACCCTTGCAAAGACTCTGGCTGTTGTAGTGCTATGTCCCAGAAGCGTCGAGCTTGAATAGTTCCGCCAGCACCTTCGAACAGATCTTGAAGGAAGCTTGCCCTCTGCGGGCCTGTCATCCCTTGCATAACCTTTGACAAGTCTGTGACCACACCAGCAATATCTCGGAACTCACCTGTTTGGTCTCGTACTCGAACGCCCATTGCCTCAAGACGCGCTACAACCTTTGGGTTGGCATAGCTGTCAAGAGCACGTGCTGCAGAAGATGACGCCATCGCAGTGCTCAAGCCGTTCCTCGTGAGAAAGGCGAGCATGCCTGCTAGGTCTTCAATACCCTGTCCGGCTCTTACAGCAGACGGAATTGATCGGCCGATTGTGGTGGCGAACTCTTCGTAGGTACCTCGGCCCTTACGAACGAGTTCAAACATAACGTCCTGAACAGCTGTGACGTCTTCAAGAGGTCTCTGGAAAGCGTTCAGGATTGAGATTGTAGCACGGCCAGCATCTTGAATCGAAACTTGTCCTGCAACAGCTGTTCGTGCAAAGGAGTCTAGAAGTAACTCCGCCTGAGGTAGCGTAGCATTTGTCGACGAGAAGATGTCGTATAGTGCCCCCTGCATCTCATCAAATGGGGCAGCAACTTCTGAGCCTACTCGTCGAGCGATGTCCTTGATCTGTTCAAGGGAAACACCAGTTTGATCAACCTGGGTCAGAGTAAGGGCTGCTTGCCTGTTATACTCCAAGGCTGCATTAGCCATCATACCATAGAAGGCGATACCTGCTGCACCCGTAGCAGCCATGGCAACGCCAACACCCATGAGCGCTTGGCCAGCACTGATCTGCCTACGAGCAGCAGCTTGTGCTTGTTGATCTGCATGAACAAAAGATCGGCCAACGTCGGCAATGACTCGACTAGCCTGATCCTTAGCGCGAAGGACGAGTAGGACCTCGCGTACGCTTAGCGGCATCTTCAGCTGCCTTCTTTGCTCTTGCCTCGAGAAGCAACTTAATGGCTTCTACGTACACCCAGTCCTCGGCGTGGAGTTGACTTGGTAAACAGTTCATCTCTAGACACAAGATTGCCGTTTGGATTAACTGTTGTGAAAAGGAATCGAGATCAGTCGACGAACTAACTTTGTGAACAAGTCGATCGATCTCGTTGGCTAGTTTCCCAAGTCTACCGGAGCGTTGTTCATCATGTTGATGTACTCCGCGATCTCTTCACCGATTCTGGGGTCCAGCAAGTGAACATGGACGGAAGTCCTGAAGTCCAGGAGATTACCGTTGTCGTCCTCCAAATTGTGTTCTACGATGCAGTTCTTGAATTCGAACTCCGTAGCAGCCGTCTGAGCCATGTCCATAACCATCTCAGATGACCGTGACTGTCGTTGCTTGCCGCCCTCTATTTTCATGGCTGCGCCAAACGACATTTCTTGCCGCTTGAGCTTCTCGCCATAAGACAGTCTTCGTAGAATCACAAAGCCACCTTCGCACGTCTTCAATTCGTAGCGCTCGGTGTCGTTTGCATCAACAATAGCTCGGGGCATGAGCTTATCCTTTCTTAGGTGATATCTTCCTGACAGATGACCACGATTTGATAGTCCTTACTTGTAACTAGGTCGAAGGCACCATTGAAGTTCACATCTGCTGTGATCAAGTCACCCTGGCCAGTAAGTTCTGGACCATCATAAGCTTCCCGGATCGCATTGGGCATCGAGAACGTAATTGACTTGACAGCTGTCTTCTCACACTTGAGCGTGATGCTAGTCGAAGTCAATGCCTTGAAGAGGTCGTATTCTGTTCTGCCGTCGAAGTCGCGAGTAATCTGACATGTTGTAGATCGCTCGCCGAATTTGATGAATCGTGCCTTGCGGCTATTGTTGAGTCTGAACTGAGGCTCAGGCGTGTCATCAACATCAAACGTGAACCCAGCACAGTCAAAGACCTGTGTAGCTGTCGGAATCTCAATCGAGTACATACCGGCACCGAATGCTGTTGACGTGGCAAGCCAGGTAGGTGTGGGAAGTGACTGCGACCCTTCATCGCTACCGACTACTGTCATCGTCATCATCGGTACACCAGTATCATCTGACGAGAATGACATCTTACCAACTACACATCCGACGTAGCCAAACGTGACTCCGGCTCGAACTATTGTGATGGAGAGCGTCTTGGGTAGAGAAGCACTTGACGCGATCGCTGTAGGCGTAGTGGTGTAAGTCTTATCCGCGCCAGCACCAGACTTGACAATCGTATTACGAGAAGCGTATAGGAAGTACGGCAATGCGTCTTCCATCAACTCCATTTCGATTTCGCCCTCGACGTGTGAGAACCCGTCTGCGGCTCCGAGCCAAGTCACTACATTGCCTCGGATGACTCGTCTCCAGTAGGTGTCCTGCATGAACTTGAAGGACTCCGACTTAATTGGGAAGTACTTTGTTGGGGCAGCGTAGGTTCCGTAAGTGCTTTCAAAAGCCAGGCCCATGAAGCCGCCAGCGCCAATGCCAACAGCCATTACTCACCATCCTTTGGCTCAGGCTCGGACCCGGTCGAAACCGGTCCAGGCGATGGAAGTGCTTCCACAGGGTGCTCTTCCTTTGGAATGGCCGGCGGAAGCTCAGCCTCTGCATCACCGACAACAATGTCGTCATCGATCTCGTACTCTGGATCTCCGGACAAGTAGCGCATATACTGTTCGTAGTTGTCAAGCGCCTCGTCGTCGAGAGCGACTGTCGATCCATTAGGAATGATGCCGAAAGGAGGAACCTCAATCGGCTCGCCTTGTGGCGTCCCTGGGACGTTCACTGTAAGTTGACCCATTGGTCCTCCTATGTCATGGTCTTTGTAAGACCATACCAGGTGATACGGGATACATACATCATCGAGCTTCCTAGACGAATGGCGCCAGGCTCGATACCTGTACAGTAGCCATGAATGACATTGTCACCCATCGTTTTGTCTAGGTGTAGGTAGTCTTCGATTGCCTCAGCGAGGTTCATACACTCACGTTGGTTTAGCTGAGAGTCCTGAATCTTACCATGGTAGACCATTAGGAAGATTTCAAAGGCGTTATCCGTACGAAACGGTGCACCTGAGAGAAGACGGTTCTTACTTCCCATGATGACACACACGGACGGTGTCTTAGGAATTAGTTGCTCGTCTCCATCATAGACTTCTTCCAGGCCGAGTGTAAGCCTGCCCTCAATCAGATAGTCATAGATACGCTGACTAACAACTGTAACCTTATCACTCTGAGGCATTAGATTGAGATCCCTGACACACCGGGCCTAAACCCAGCAGCAATGGTACGCTCTTGGAACCATCTAATGAAGATGTCCTCGATGTTCTTTTCATCTTCTTTTTGGAACACCAGGAAGGGTCGAGCGGGAAGACCGCCTGTTGATTGGATTCCGATCTTGCCGCCTCCGAGAAGGACTCCAATCTCTCCACCCTCGAACCCTTCCTGGTGGTAGATACCATAGTCCGCGCTGCCAAGATTGTCGACTGCTGCGTAACCTTCGAGACCGTTAATCTTCCAGATCTTTTGCTGTCCGACAGTCTTCTGAAGAAGTCCTGAACGGATCAGAGGTGCTGATGGACGGCCTGCAGCGAGCTTGAACTTCTTATCGATTGTCGCATCAGACAACTCAGGCCACTTATCAGGCCGACCACTAACTGCGAAGTTCTGCTGGAAGGAACCACCCATATACTTAACGGACCTATGAAGAGGTTCCTTAAACGATCTAATGTCTAGTCCTAGCTTGTTGAACTGTGCGACTAGGATAACAGCTGAAGGGTCAAGGCTATACTCGATGCCCATGCCAGCGCCAATTGCCTGAGACTGGACAGAGTTAATGATCTGGCTGCCTGAGGGCATCCGGATAGAAGAGTGAAGGCGTCCTGACCTAATTCGAGTCGCCATTAGAACACCCTACCCATGGAGAACTTCCTCTCTTCACCCATACCATCAGTCTCCTGTTGGTCTGTTGGATAGAAGACAGGCGCTGTTAAACCGCTATCAGGAAAGCCTACGTCAGGAATGACAATCGTCTGATTGACAATACCGTCGAGTAGGCTCATTGCCATAGTCTCAAGCTTGAGACCCCAATTACCTGGCTCAATCTCCATATTCTCGGAGTACTGAGCCATGTACATCCATGCTGCTACCAACATGGATTGGATACGTAGAATGAGCGAAGGCGTAGTTACTGTAGTGAGCCACGTGGAAACGTCGTATACCTGACTCACCCGACCAAACACCACGTCATGTGCTGTTTGGTCGAGCTCGTCAGGTACTTTAGTTACGTGGAGCTTAGTCTCTTCAAGCCACTGTTGAACTAGCTCATCTGTAACCCATGTTGCCACGGCTCTTAGATGCCGCCTTCTTCGTCGTCTTCCGGCTCTTCTTCGCCTTGGTCGCTTTCTTGGATACCACCTTCACCCTCCGGAAGCTGAATGTTGGCTGCACTCGAACCCTGATTCGGGTCCTGCTCAGGTTCGTCGTCGGGATCTTCGTCGTCCTCGAGTACTGCGTCAGACAAGCGAAGCTCGTCCAACGTTTCCTCGTCCAGGTCTCCAAGGTCGTCACCGATCTCGTAGACCTGGCCCTCTCCCATATTGATCTTGTGCTTTGCAGTGGGCATCGCCCCTCCTAGGTCTGAGTTCCGACAGCGACCCACGTTGGCGATGCCATCGTGTTCGTGTTGATGTACAACTTTGCGGTTGTCGTAGTTGCGTCGCTGTAGAGCGATCCAGGTCCGGCAACACCTACACCTGTACCTGAAGTTCCATTGACCGGAGCTCCAACACCTGAGAGGTGTGCTACACTGTTCGGTAGCAACAGAGTCCGAACAAGGTGAGTAACGTGTGGCCACTTGATGGTGACTGCCATCTGTCCTCCTTACGCTACAGCGGCTTTGATGAGGTAGCCCGCAAGCGAGTCGCCAGTTGAATCGACGGCGATAAACTTGAGGTCGTACCGACGGCTGACTCGGACTAGGTCGGACTTCCGAGGCTCTTCACGCCACCGCTCGGTGACCATACGACGGTTTCCTCGGTAGCCCCAGTTGAACTCGTACCCGTAGGCAGGAATCTTAAGGCCTGCGCGCGGAGGCACGTAGGCGAGAAGAACATCCTTGCCCCACAGGTAACCAAGGGACTGAGCCTGACCTGGATTGGCACTGTTGAATCCCATACCAGGAACGATGACCGTCTGAACACCGAGAATGGATGCAATGATCTCGGAGGTCAGGATACCCCGTTCCGAGTACTTGATCCGCTCAATGAAGTCCGGATGGTCTTCGAGCTGCGTCATCACCTGGTAAGGAATGATGGCGAGGTTGGGCTCGAAGAACAGAACCGAGTGGATCTGTCGGAAGCCAGCTCGAATGTCCGAAATGGGATTCGAGGTAGCATAGTTGGCAGAGTTCCACTGGGCCGCACCAGCAAGGGTGACAGTATGCGCTGCCGGGTAGTTCGCAGCGGTTGTAGCCATATCCTTGATGGCGATCTCGCGTGCCAAGAGAAGCTTGGACGTTACGAGCTCGACACCATCGCGGTCAGGCGACAACGGGCTGTCAGCGTTCTCCCGCTCTTCGTCCGTGATCGGAATCTGGAGCGAATGCTCCTGAGCGAAGTACGGGTTGACCGACACGAGCAAGCCCTCGATCTCGTTGGCAACTGTGCCAGGAGCTCGAAGGTCACCACCAGGATGGACTGACCATCCTTCACGGCCGAACTCGTAGTACTTGTCCGACTGCTTGTTGACGTTGACGACATTGAAGAGGTTGTCCCCAACCATGCCGTTGTTCGGGTAGGCGAGTGAGATTTGGGAAAGAGCAACGTCGATGTGGACATTGCCACCACCCCGTGGGTCGTAGACTGCCATCGCTGCTCCTTAGCTCGCGGCTGTGTTGGTGATGACGCCAGGCGTCAGGAGAACGTGGAGCCAGTCACCGTCAGTTGTCACTGTCTCCAGTGCAATGCCAACGATGTTCTCCACGAGGCCAGCTGTGCCGGCCAATGTAGTTACCTTACCTGACGAGTGAGCTCGAACCTTGGCACCACGCGCGATTGCCGCTTGGGCAACACACATTGTGATTCCCATGAGTCGAATGTCGATCACTCGACCGTCGAGTGCATCCTGGGCAGTTGCCGCTTCTTGGCTCACGCCGAGAACGGCATCGTTTGTGCCAGTCACGATTGTGCAAAGCTCATCGCCTGCACCAACCTTGACACAAAGGAACTTACCGATTGCAACGGCTGCCAGGTAGCCCTTGTCGAGGACGAAGTTTGCTCCGGGCATACTACTCTCCCTTCGGCTTCATGTAGGACTGCGTGCGATACTTCTCGTACATGTCGGGATTCTCTTCCGCGACCTGCATGAGAGCGTCGATCTCCGACAGCTTGGGATTGGCCTTCTGAGCCTGCTCAACCTTGTCCCAGAGACGCTTTGACTCGTCACCAGCCTGGCTGTCAGGATCGTTCCGACCGCGCTCGCCCAACTCGACGAGACCGTCTTCACGCATGGACAGGAATTGCTTGAGGATCGCGTCCTGCTCCTTGTCGTCAAGCTTAACGAGGACCGGCTCAAGCTCCTTAAGAACCTTAGGCGGAATCGCATACTTACTACCAGGAGCATTGACTTCTGCCAGCTTACGCTTCGTCTCCGAAAGCTTCGCTGAATGCTCAAGGATCATCAGGCGCTTAGCCTGTTCCTTGTTGTCATCCATGAGCTGCTTGATGCGGGGATCTTCATCCTCACCCAACTCAGTCTCGTCATCGTCCTCATCGTCCTCAAGGTCATCTTCGAGATCATCCTCGAGGTCGTCTTCCACTGACGTCTGCTCGTCGAGTGCCGCGGCCACAAGGACCGCCGCTTCGTCTGCATCATCGGCCAGCTTGAACTTCTTCCGGAGCAGCTTGAGCAACTCCTCGTTCACTGTGCCTCCTCCATTACTTAGTACCTCCGAGAGGTTGATCGGAAGGATATCCTTGACGAACGGGCGATTGGTGATTGCTCCCCCGAACAGAACATCCACGTGCTTTTGCTTCGTCTTGGGGTGAGTCCAAACATCGTCGAACTCTGTACTGAAGTACTTGTACTCCCCCTTCTTCAAAGAAGCGTAGGCATCTTGTGTCCACGCAACTGACAGCCAAAGTCCATCACCTCGAACTTCAGCATCCTTCACCCATCCTGCAGCCTTGCCTGTGTGTTGCTTATGATCATAGTCGATGTCAATGTCGATCTCACGAACACCATCCTTAAAGGACTTCGCAAGGTTCGCCACCTTCTCCGGTGTGATCTTAAGCTCTCCGTACCTTGGATGCTGATACGTGCCCAGGGGCAGGGCTTGCAACCAGGTGACTTTCTCAGGGGAGTAGTCATCATCGAACAGGGAGAGACCAGACAGATCGACCAACCAGCTTTGCTTGTTGGGTGTCTTAGTTCCCATTGACCCTCCTATCGTTAGTATAACTGGGTCAGCTCCTTGCCGGCCAGTAACACGGATATAATAGTATCACGTTCTACGGCCGTCACGGCCAACTCTTCCATTACTCCCAGGGTTCTTAGCCATATTTGATGCCTGAGACTGGCGAGGCATGCCTACTCTAGGAGGTGCCGGCCTTAGGCCTACACCACCATTCTGACGAGACGGAGTACCACTACCCTCACCACCTGGATTTTGCGGCGCAAGCACATCACGCATCGTAGAAGGATCAGCCTTAGGTAGGTCCATCTCGTCACGAATCCAATCTTCCAACTTCTCGTCAGGCCTAACGATCCCAGCACCAATTAGGTTCCTAAGTGCAAATGAGATTGTGCGCCAATCAACAGTGTCACCGATTCTACGGACCTTAAGTTCAGGATACTCATCAACGTTCCAGTTGTAGTTCACCAGCTCCGGAATAGCCCACTTGTTCATCACATCACGAACTTGGTCAGCAATGAACCTAGTGGACTTGACAAAGATATCTCCTGAGGCCTCAATTGCAGAACCGTCAGACCTCTGATCGTTCAGGAACTGAGCTAGAATGTTTCGACTGATCTGGAGATCATGGTGATTTGCTGATGCCAATGCATCAACATGTTGACCTTCCATCTTCAGCATGATGATGTCCCAGTTCGGAGGCAGCACCACATGCGCCTTCTCGTTGGTACGAAGGTTACGACCCATCTCGTCGGCTAGAGTCTTATCTTCAGCCTTAAAGCCGGGTGGGAGCTTAATGACAGGGACACCGATACCGTGACGTTCCTTCTGGATCGCATCAATCTTGTACAGATTCTCCTTGTAGAACCAGTGCTTGTAGGCTGAACGGAGGATTGAGAACCCCTCCATGTTACCGGCTTCCTTTTCATTGGTAAAGACAAGAAGCTTCGACATTGGGATGAACGTTGAGTCTGCCTCGTCATCATAGAACCAACACCCGTTGGGACCGCCACGTCGATCGTACTCCCAGTAGTCGTAATCCATTGGGTGACGCGCAGCAAACTTTCGCCATACAATACGAGGCTCGTCATCGATAAGACGAATGTCAAAGACCTTCTCGAATGCGTACCACCCGAACTCTAGATGTAGCAGACTCTCCTGGAGGAATTGAGGCCAGCTAACCGACATCCACTTCGTCAGATTATTCCAGACAAACTCGGCAATGTCTCGATCTTGCTGAGAAGTGGATGCCGGCTCCATGTACCAGCGAGCGCCGAGGATTGGCGTCTTAAGAAGTCGCATGGTACCACGAACTTGACCATCACTACGACGCATCCTATCGTATGTCTGCAAACCGAGAATGCCGCGCATCTCCGGGTTGTAGTCTTCCTTGAAGACGCTACCGTACGCAGTCCTCCCTGTGGTACCCAACTCCCGCATGTCCGGAACTGACCCCAATGCTGAGCCATCAGGATTAGTAGCGAGCGCCTTGCCAGGTTCATCAGATACAACAATCGCATTGGTCAACACCTCCATACGGTCGCCATACTTCCGAAGAAGCTCTTCGACCCCGACCTCTTCGAACTTTGACTTCTTTGTGAATAGTCCCATTAGAACTCCATGTTCGAAGTGAAGTAGCCCCGGCCACCGGCAGGCACACCAGAGTTGTTATTAGACTGAAGCGTCTCGTTCACGTTCATGACTTCTCGGAGCGAGTGCGTCGCACCAAGTTCGAAGATATGAACAAGAGCATATCGGAGAGCGTCGAGGGCGTGATCGTCTTGTTTGTTGGCTGCGGTAGTAGCGCCAGATTCCCTAAGGGTAGATTTGGGATTGTCAACGGCACGATATTCTCCGAACTCTCGAATGGTGTTAGAACAGGAGAAGTCAATGAAGAGTTTCGGCGCCATCTTAGGTGTGCCGTACTCATCGATCTCCCCGATCTGATACTGCTTCAAGAACTTCTTAACCAGATCGATTCCTTGTCGCCAGTTCTGCTTCGCCTCAGGCATTGCCAAGCATGGAGCAAAGTCTGACGAAACTGTCATTGCAGCTTCTGGATCCGCCGCATCACCGTAAGTGCAATCGATGTGGTACCCATCGGGCTGGTCTCGATCACGTAGGATTCTGATATGTTCAGGGAGAGAGGTGTAGGCCATGTAGTGCTCTCTCCAGATATGAATGTTTTGCCACGGATCGACTTGGAACTCAACGGCTGCAAGGGGGTTAACGAATCCCCAGTCAAACGCGATGTAGTTCGGCCACTCGGGGTTGAACTTAAGATTCTTGACGTGAATTGTTTCATCGAATTCCGAATAGATCTTGCCGACGAAGGATGCAAAGTCCGCCCCGATCTCCTGTAGGAACCATTC